TGAAAAAAATGCCAAAAACGGGGGCGCGGATGGGGTTTGGGCCGTTTTGGGGGGATTAAGAAATGGAAATTGGAAGGCTTGGAAGAACAGGTTTGGAAGAAATGAATGGGATGAACAAAAGGGAAGGGCAACCCCCCGCTGCTGTTATTATGATTCTTTTCATTTTTTTGGTAATTGTGAATTAATTAATTTAATTTCCTTAAGTATGTAAATAAATTAAAGTCACTTAAAGATTTGTAAATATAATATCTCATACTATAGAATATGGAACTAGTCAACGCGATTAACAAGAACTCAATTGCCTTTTGCGACTATGTAGTAAAGAACCTATCTGATCAAGTTAAGATAGCAAACAAAAGATTGTATGCATGGAATCCTGCAACATGTTTATTTGAACAACACGATTCGATTGATGATTGGATCATCACAACGGTAACTCAATTTATTTGTGACACATTTGAGAGCTACGTTACCGAACGAAAGGATTCAATAAAAAAACTGAAAAAGAAACATGAACGACAAATTAATGAAATAGAACGCCAAATTGAAGAAGCGGAACTATACCAAAAGAAATACACCCAACTATCAAATATAAGAAATATATTGCATCAGTTAAGAACAGGGTTTGAGGATAATTCATTTTATGACAAATTGGATTGCAAAAAGAATGTGTTAAATTTTAAGAATGGAATGTTAAATTTAGAAACAGGTGAATTTAGAGAACGTACTATGAAAGATGCTTTTTCAAAGTGTTTGACATATAATTATTCACCAAAAACTGATCAAACAATTAGAGATAAAATAATGACAATTTACAAACAAATATTTAATGATAATGATGAACAACTTGAATTCAACATGCAATGGCAAGCATACAGTTTAACAGGGGAAACAAAAGAACAATTGTTTATGGTGTATCAAGGTGAAAGCGCAAGCAATGGTAAATCAACTACACTGAAAATTTTACACAAAGTTTTTCCTGAATATATTGAAAAACTAGAACAAGACATCTTTAACAAAAGATCCAATGACAAACATAAATACCTAATTAAATGTGAAAAACCAACTCGCGCAATATATATTGAAGAAATTGATGATTCAAAATTGGATGCAAAAGCTTTAAAAGATTTTGTTGATGGATCTAAATTATGTGTAAAAATTATGTACGGCACATCGGCCAATATTGAAATTCAAGCAAAGGTTTTTCTAATTGTTAATGGTATGCCCCGTGTTGACAACGATAATGGTGTTGAACGCCGTTTGTTGCTACAACAATTCAAAAACCAATTCAGAGATCCAAGCGACCCAGCACACAAACCAAACACAAAAGGGCATTATGTCAAAACAAAAGAAATTGATTTACTTTTCCAAAAACAAGAATACAAAAATGAATTAGTGAACATCTTATTGGATTACACTAAAAAGTATTACAAAGATGGGCTTGTGATACCAGAAAGTGTGAAGAAACAAGCCAAAGAATTATGCGAGGTAAACGATGACATGAAAATGTTTATTGACGAAAGATTTGAGGTTACAAACAATGAAAAGAACATTGTTGGCAAAGATAAATTTTGCGAATTATTTCATAAAGCGTTTGATTGTAAAACACCATGGGTATCAATTCTTGCTGATGCAAAACGAGTTGGTTTACAATATGACAAAGCAAGAAGATCTTGCGGACATAAAGGCGTGTTTGTTGGGATTAAGTACATAGATCCAAATGAACAAAATCTATTCTATGATGATGTTGATGATACAGAGTATGAACGTGGCGTTATCAAGCAGTAGGTACCGACCGGTTACTATATTTCATTTCCATCGTCACATTGGGTGTAACAACTGAACAACTTGATCGTCTCACCCGTTTAATCATTTTACGAATCAACCAAGAAATTGATATTGCAAGCGCAGTCGATGCAATTGAAATAGAGATTGGATCTACCATTATTATATATACAATAGATGTACATATAATTTAAACATTTTAAGAAATTTATGGAGTTAGTGTAATGCCGTCAGCGACTGAAGAGTAAATTTCAGTCATCCAGGTTGTACCATTTGACGCGAAATGTACGCTATCACCTTTTGCCGCCTTGTTACCAACAAACGTTAATGTTGTACCTGTTACCGCTTGTACACCGGCGCCCGCTTGCAATGAAAATCCAGTGAATGTTCCACCAGGCGGGGTTGTTTGAATTACAACCGGCCCAGTTGATGGGTTAGTTAACATAAATGATGTTGACATACCATTTGCATTTGAAGGTAATGGTAAATTGATATTGTAAAGAATCCCTGTTTGCGCTAACCCAAACTTGCCGCCTGAATTTTGAGCTGACATAACCCAAGGTGATGCAGGCGAAGGATTTGCAGTATTTCCAGCAACACCCATCAAACCACCCAAACATGATACAACAGTATTAGGTGAAAATGTACAGCCAGCGCCAACACCAGTTGGTGTATCAATGTAAATTGAGTTAGGTAAGTTACCTTTTCCATTTGAAATTAATATTCTGTCAGTTGGCGCAGTGTTACAAGATATATTAATTGCTTGACTTCCAGCGCCAGTTAGGGCAACACTATTGCCAGCAGTGATACCAACTGTTGCAGTTGAGTTAACAGCGATGCCAGCTTGTGTACAATTGATTGTCTCAGAACCGCCATTGCCAGATAATGTTACATTATTTCCAATAGGCGCAGATAGTGTTACATCCCCATTTTCAGCAGTGATCGCCAACCCGGATGAATCGGTACTAGAAAGTGATTTTACACCGGTAAGGGGTGAGTCGTTAAAATAGGTGTTGTACAACGATGACAATTGCGCGCCGGTAACACTTATAGAACGTAAGAACGCGTTAATTTCCGGCGCATACGTAAGATTTGAAAGTGACATTTATATTATGAGACGACATAATATATTTATATAATTTAAATATTAATTTTAGGCGGTGTCAATAATCATGTAGTTGTAAGTTGATTGATCGTCAGCACCAGAATTGATTGTAAAACTAGTACCGGCAACAACAGCTGATACGACAGCTTGGCCAGCATCCGCACCGGCGGCAGTTTTCACAGTTAATAAAACAACACTATTTGCAGTAATTGCAGTTGTGTTTTTAACTACGGCAGTATTGTTTACCGCAACTACTGTTCCAAATCTACTAACAGGTTGCACCAAATGTAGCGGGCCAGTTGTTGCAGTTATAGTAACACCGCTAGCATCACCGCCAGAAATAGATTTGACGCCGGTTACGTTTTGATTGTTAAATGATGTTGCCGAAAGTGAACTTGGAGCAGCAGTCGCTGTTATAGAACCGACAACAGGGTTAAGTTGAGGCATGTATGCAAGATGTGATACAGACATTTTATATAATATAAACAGAAAATTATTAAATTAAACGAATTACTTTAAACGATCCTTCAATGATTTGTGATGCCTTATAGCGGCGCCGCTTAATCCGCTTGCAGATAAACCATCAGCCGTTAATGCATCAGCAACACTGACACCATGTTTAACCATTGGGGCAGACTTTTTCCATGCATGTCTGAGTGAATCAACAAAACCGGATCCTAACATTCGGCGAATATTGGCATGCACAACGGGTGTCTCTTTTTTGGCCGCTGCTACTTCTGATGGTAACAAAACAGCTGTCTTGAGTTCTGATGAGCCATCTTCTAGTTTGAACACACCACTATTCACAGATATTAATACAATTTCAGGGGCAACGGCATATGTGTACGGGTTTGTCACTTCGATTTGAAATTGTAAATTGTATGAACCCCCGACTGAGCTTGATAAATGTTCTTCTGATAGCGTTATGTCTCTTGCAAGATCTAACACAATTAGTGATCCCGATGTTTTAATTACATTCACCCCAGCTATAGGATCAGTAGTTGCAGCATTTGCGGATCCTTGAAATTCTAGCCAGCTTTGATTTGAACCGGCATTGCGCGCTGATCGATAAAAATCAACGTTTTTCCACCCTGAACAATAGCCGGCTTTGTTATTAAACGTTAACGTTAATGCTGTAACCGGGAGGAAGGAATCACTATCCATGCATGTTTGAGTACTCATTGGTTTTCTAACACAAATGATAAACTTGTCGGGAATTTGTTCTATGGTAACCGCATTTGACTCAATTACCGTTTTTACACCAGGCCCGACAGTTGCAGAGTTGGTAGATAACAACATACGGTTAAGGTTGTAATATGGTACTACACAACGTTTTGGCAAAACCATTGAATTTGGTGGAGTCATAAAGTTAAATATCAACTCAGAATCGGCAAATGATATATCGGATACAACTATATCCCATGATCTATCAGTCGTAGGGTTACCTGTATTCATGGCAGCATGACGCCAAACGCGGTTTTTGTTGCCAAAATTCATTTGAAATGACATGTTATTCACACCATACATACCTGATCGATTTTGGGGCTGACCGAACATAAATGGACTCAGGAGGAGGGGTTCGTACACTTCGAATGTGATTTGTTCAGAGTATGCCGTGTTTGGAGCAGGTGGTGTTGGAATGGGCCCATTTTGAAAAGGTGCCACACCTGGTATAATAGTTACAGGATACGATCCGCGATAATTTATATCTTCATCTGGAGAGTTATCTACACCGCCATTTGGATTGCTGATGTACTTAGAACTTCCCGCATAATCAAAAAAGGTGTCGTATGCCGTAGGCGTGGATCCATTGTATGCAAGCAAGTCATTCTTGTTGTTTAGTCGCAATAATTGCGGTAAAACGTCTTGCATTTGAACCGAAACAGTGTTCGAATTTATAGTCGCCTGGATGGTACTACACAACGAGGCTAACGGAAATGGCCCAAGGGCATCAGTACTTCCGACCGCAACTAAATGCTTGTTTGGACCGACATATTGTGGATCAATTTTTGGCGCAGTTAGTGTCAATGTCACTTTTGAGTGCCAGATGATTTCTCGCGAAATTACTGTCGAACGGGATGGGCATTGTACATTATACACGTGGGATGAACTAGAGGCTGAATTCGCGGGGAAACGTTGCACTGTTAATTCTTGCGCGCCCTTCATAACGCCAAAATCAAGTACATCAGACACCGCCAAACGATCATCGATTACAGCGTATGGTTTAACAAAACTTCTATTTTCTTCAGTAGACATAGTTAGTATATTATATATGCGCAAAATTATATTACGTTATATTTTAAATTCCCAATGATTTTCTTCTGAACATTAATTTAATCTGACAAGATGTACCGGAAAATAATTTCAATGGGTATTGATTACCAAATGCATCTTGCCATGAAATATTAATTGAAAATGATTGTAGCGGTTGATTGCCTACCATGTCTATCATTCTATATATTGTTGGTGAGTACAATATGTTTGGTTCGTATTCAGTACCGCGTAACAACCCAACAACAAAGTCTGTCATTTGTAGTGAAATGTTAGCGTTTGCGCCAAGGTTTAGTGTAGTGTCTGAATTGAAAATTGCCGGGGTTGCTATTTGTTCCGGTAAAATTGGTAAGCCGGCACATGAAAATACAATTGATTTGACGGGACACCATAGAGGTGTAGTAACATATGATTGTTCCATTTTGTAATATGCATTGGCGCCAATTGTTGTGCCATTCAACCCATTTCTATCGTAGCATAAGTATTGAAAATTCTTGCCATTTACTATATTTCTATTTCCAAACCATGTTACATCAAATGCGCCGATAAGCTTGTAAAACGCAGCATTTCCATACATTTTAATGGGGGTTGCAAGCGCTTGATCATATCCAAGTTTTTCAGCGTAAAGTGTAATCATACATGTGTCATTATTGATTGCCAAAAATGGCGCCGTTGATACCGGCAACACACCGCCGGCGCCAACAACCAACGCATTGAGCGCTGTAAATGCATTTGCATATGCGGTGTTAATGCAATTGATAAAATGTTGGTAGCTTGATACCCAATAATACCGTGTTGACATATCTTGCTTTGTTAATGGGGCAGGCGGCACCGGTTCATTCACATTTTCAGGTACAAACTGTACAAACTTTTGCGCTTCATATGTGACACCACCAACTGGGTACGATAAAGTCACACTAAAAATTGACAGATTGACATCTGGTTGGCCGGTTTGAACCGGGCACAAAAATAATGGCAAATCTGGCGTTTCCAATTGAAATCGAACAACTGACAAATAATACAAACTGGGGTTAGCTAAAATAACATTTGAACGTGTCTCAGAAAATCTAATATCTGGGTCAGGGTAAGATCCTGTTGTATCGTTATTAACAATGTTGATATCCATATAAACATGAGTTGGCGCATTGCTTTCATCATAATTGGCGCTGTATGAGATAAGAGAGTTCATTATATAATACAGGAAGAATTTAATTTATCATTTTACAAACTACCAAGTCGGGCGACATACCAAACGACTCGATGTATTCAACATATTGCGGCAATGTTTTTTGATCATTTAATAGGCGCAAACAAACATGTCGCCCGCAAGTGTTCACACCCGCTTTCCATTGTTGCAAATCGGTTTTATTGTAAACTACTGTGTATGGGCACTCATCCAATAAATATGATAACGCCGGCTTGCTTTCATCCAATTCTGCACGTTCATCTAAATTAACATATTTTAATTCATCATCTGGGTACAAACCATAACTATCAAACCATTCAATATATTTGCTGTTTGGATAGCGCAACAATGTAACCCAATGGCCCGAATTGACTTCTGTTTCAACAAGAATAACAACAAAGTTTTTATCACCAAGCAAATCGTCAATTGATTTGTAATTGTTTAGTTCGCCATACTCAATAATTTTGGTATTGTTTCCAAGAAATTGTTTGATGTCACCATCTGTCAGCGGTTTTTTAATCAATCGTTTTAGTTTATCCATTTATATAATCTGCTTGGATTTTATTTTGACTTTTTATCTTCATCTTCGTCTTTAAGCATGTATGCGTTATGTTCACTAAGAATACACATGGGCGCACAATTTCGGATAGTAACCCAACGAGATGGCAATTTGCGCAACTTTGTTCGTTGCTTTTTATCAAGTTCCAAATACTCAGACAAAAAGTATTTCAACCCTTTAACTTTTCCCGCTGATGGAAAAATGGTAATATAATGTGATTCATTCAATATTTTGCGTGTTTCCTTACCATTGGTGATCAAATGGTACGTAACCAACATTGAAATATTGTGATGGCGGCCCATTTGCAAACCTTTATCCATTAAGTTAAATACAGCATCCCGAACCTTTTTGTTAGATATATCGTCAACGTCATCAAACATAATTACACTATCGGCGCATTCTTCAAGATTGATTGGATTTGTTACAAGTGATGAATTAATTTTGATGCGATGTACACCAACTGCATCTAAAATGTCATCATGATCAACTTCAGAAAAAAGATAGATTGGGTTGTCAGGAAAAATCTTTTTGTATTCTCTTAACCAACTGGCGCAATAAGTTGACTTCCCGCTTCCTGACTTCCCGGCTACGTAACATATTGTACGCGCACTTGATAGATCAGGTAACGGATAAAATTTCATGTCGCCATCTAGTTCTAATTCTTGAAAAGCATCATTCTTGAAATTCACATAAAGAACTTCATTTTTCAGCCGCTTATCGCTATTTCCGCGAATTACCGCTAGTGGTTTGGCATCGTCGCCATCTTTTAAAGATAGACTCATAATTATATTATGTAATGGTATAATATTTTTTGAAAATTAAAATTTACATGTAAATTATTTGGATTTATTCAGTTGATTTGTATTTATCCGGCAATGGTTGTAAACCATTTTTCTTGTTGAATTCTAACGCACTGGCATTGACTATATCACCAACATAATCGATTAAATCGTTTGTGGCATCCAACATTAATTCTCTACTTTTCGCATTGTCTTTTAGTGTTGACAAGTACAACAATTCATCATTTATTGTGTTAATTTTCATTGGGATGTCATAGATGTTACCGAACCGTTCGCGCAGCATATCGAGTTCAGTACATATGGTCTGCCATGGTAAATGTTGTGGGTATTTTTCAATCAATGATGCTATTGCTTCTAAGTCACCTTTGATTTTGTTTAACGATCCGGCCGTTCCATTGAAAAATTGAGTCAATTTATTGACAATAGAATCACTCTTATAATATCGCGCAAGCAATAAGATTCGCTTGTCCATTTTCATATATTTGTGAAAAGCATACAACATCATTACTTCATCTTTTACCATTTTGGCGTAATCAGTTTTGACGGCATTGATTGGTTCATCACGGGCCCAAAATTCATATATGTTGCTGAATTCAACAAGGCGGCCGCTAACGTTAGAAATAGAATCAATTTTAATCATTGTCTTATCTTTTACTGCATCTTCAAGTGTTTTTACACGGCCATTAGATAATTCCTTTTTGCCTTTAACAAAATCGATTGGATCCCAACGCAATACTTTCAACTTTCTAACAAAATCTTTCAATTCGTAATATGACTCAAGGTTCAATTTGTCTTTGCATAATTCCATACCTTCTTTGTATTTTCCTTCTTTGATTAGGTGTGATTTATATGCGTGAGACAAAAAGTCTCGAACCTTCGATGCGTTATACCCAATTATTTTACCATTGCGCAATTCTGGAAAATCAAATGCCAACTGGTGATCAAGTCCGCATTTAATATCCATTATATATAAACCTTTTTCATTCATCAACCGTTTCACAACCGCTTGCATCTTTTTGGTAACATCAATAACGGCGGCATCAAAAGACTTGTTCTCATAAATTTGTTCGAACATGTCGTAATCGCTATTGTTTATTAGCGAACGATATGAACTAGAACCTTTTATAGTTGATGCATCAAATTCATGTTTAAATGATAATAGTTTTACTGTGTGTTGTACATCTTTAGAAAAATCGTACTCGCCTTTGGTTTCATTGATGCTTGGCGCGCGTTGTAGTTTGCTAGATAACAACCCTGAACCAATTGCGCCGCCTTGATAGTTATCAGCATCTAATCCGGAACCTTTTTTTTTTTATCTCTTCTCTCTCCTCTTTCTTCTAAGCTTTTTCTTGCGGCTTCATACACCGCATATTTTTCATAATCATCCAATTTGGTTCCATCTTTAAATTCTGAATAATCTGTATTTATTTCGTCATTAATTGAATCATTATACTTGTCTAATCTCCTGTGTAGTGTTTCAATATTTATAGTTGGTTTATTGTTAATATGCCTATATTGACTCACATACTTGGATGCTATATCGTATCCCATTTTTGTTATTTCTTTATTATGGTCACCATCATCATCCTCTTTATCATC